TGTGTTCTAAACAGTTTACCGAAATGATACTTATCCTTTCTTTTCAGAAAGGACTTTATATCTGCTTTAACTTTGCCATTATACTTAACAAAGTCATAGTCGTTAGAATAGAAGTGTAGTTTTATACCAAGGTATAAAGTGTATGCATCATATCCTTCACGACTAGTCATTAAGATGTTACAATCTTTGTTTCTTCTGGTGTTGCAACATCGATACCTGAGACTGCAGTTCTATGAGCTTCTGCAACATTCTCGTTGACTTCTGAAACAAAAACATAAGTCGATATCACCATTGATTCTGGATTTTCTTTTCCTGTTACTGCAACTCCTTTCGCAAATCCCATACCACCATTCGGTGCTTGAACAATCATTTTAGGATTTTTTAAAGTTAACGGTTCAGTCTTTGCAAGTTCCCCTACATATTCTCCAGTCATTGTTACTACTGTAACTATATCACCTTTTTTCATAAGTTCTCCTTATTTTTTACTGTCGAAGAAACCTGATAGAGTCCCTTGACTATTACTTCCACGATTTACCATATTCAAACCTGTTGCCTCTGCCTCTAACTTCTCCTTTAAAGGATTAGATAAGAGTCTTTTGGCACTCTCAGGTTCTAACATGTTCTCTTCACAAACTTTAAGTATTGCAGACATTACATCTGATTTACCATAACGGCAAAGTTTCTCTACTTTCTCTGTAAACTCTTTTTTACTAATCATACTAATGGTGCTCCTGTTTCTTCTAAATCGAAGTTCTCAATCCAATCCATCATAACTCTATAGTATGCATAATATGTCTGACTATGACCATTCATGTCCATACCTTTTTCGTTCTCTAAAAATTCCATTAGATAAGAACATTCTTCTAAGTGTTCTTTAGTTAGTTCGTCTGCACTCCCTATTTCAAGGTATTCTAACATGTGGTCATAAGCACCATCATATGCTTGTTGGTGAATCCAATCATCACCTTTCCAGATAATCTTGTCCCAATTCCAATCTTGTTTTAGATTCCACTTTTCTTCATTATAAAAATTTGCCATTTAAACTCCGTAGACATTCTCATATCGTTTTCTTAAATCAACTAACTCATCGATATAATCTAAAGGATTACATACAAACATTTGAAATGCATTGAGTCCTTCTACTGCGACTAAAGCAATACATTCTTGTATTTGTTCACCAGTTAGTTCTTCAACCATCAAAGCATAAGCAGTCATTTGAATAAACCAAGGTTTTGCCATATACTCTTCTTTATACTTTGAACTTGTTTTGAAATCTATAATGCATAGTTGTTCATCAAAGATACCTACACAATCAACACGACCTGCCATTCTAAGATTAGGTGAGAACAAAGGTGCCTCTAAAGCAAGTGGTATGATTTCATCTAAAACTGGTTGCATTGCATTAAACATACCTCTCTGTAAAGGGTTGTCTAATATAATATCTTTCTCAGCACGAAGATAGTCTTCTACTATCTGGTGAAAATTTGTTCCTCGTTTCGTTGCTTGTGCTGTAATCTTGTTTGCTTTTTCTTCACCAACTTTCTTTCTCCAGAGTTTGATGTGTTCTCTGTTTAGAAGACCTGTTACAGTTGTAACTGAAGGAAACTTATCATCTATTCCCTCGAACTCATACATTCTCTTACCATCTACATTGACGGTCTTTGCATTTAGGTTTTCTAAGTCTGTTATATCGATGTGATTTTTCATTTGTTTATACATTATACTATTTTTTTGGTGTTTTGGATAGGCGATTTCTCTCTTGCATTTTAACATGTTTCTGGACAATTGCCTTTGTCTTTTCGGTTTTGATGTCTTTACTTCCATGTCGTTCATGCATTGGACTTCCTGGAAAGTTATTTGCAACTTTGTTTAGGACATCTTTCATACCACCATCAGTTTTCACCCTATCACCATGACCACCAACTATATTCGGTGCACCGATAATTTCTCTGATATGGGGATTCTTTTTGAGATATTTGACCTTGTTGTCATAGGTCATCATCAACTCATATGACTCATCAATCTCTTCATTATAAAATTCGTATAAGGGCATAATTACATCATAAATTTTGGAACTGGTCTGCCAGTCCACCTTGCAAAAGGTGTTTTGTATTCTTTGTAGTATTTATGATACGCAGAAATAGAATCTCCAGGAACTTTCACATCATCTGGCATACATTGAGGTGGTTCTGACCACTCACCTAGTGTAATGTTTTCTGGTAAACAATTCAAAATGTTTCTGAGTTTAGTATCAGTTAGGTGTTCTTTCTCGTATCTAAATGTATATTCATCACATAGACAAGTGAACATATCTAATGCATATTGATATTGAATTGCATTCTCTCTAACCCACCTTGTAGATGGATGATTGATATGACTTGCCTTGTAAAGGATATCTTCACGGTCTGGGTCTAATCTCCATCTTTGTATTCTTCTTCCACCTAGTGTCTGAGACACATAAGGAGTTCCGTCAAGAATTCGATGAGCAGTAGACAACATCTGAGCATACTCAATAATCATCTTAACGACATGTTTGTCGCAATGCAACTTTGCACTTACTTCTGGTTCTTCATGTAAATAAAATAGATTCATAGTTCTTTAATCTGTTGTAGATAGTCTTCAACATTACTCCAAGTTAAATGACCAATTACATCATCTGTAATACCACTAGTATAACACAATTCTTTGCCATCGAGAACCGCTATTTCCCATAAACCGTTTTTACCACCATAACTATAGTCATGTTTGATTACACTTGCACCATATCCATTATCAAACTCATAGACATGTCGAACACCGTTGTTAAGATACTCGGTGTTGGATAGATTCTCTCTGAATCTTTCTACATTATCATACATTATACTAACTCCTTGATAATTGATACAAGAACATTTCCGTATTTTGCAAACCAACCTTGTTCTTCGGTTAGTGCAATACCATAATTATTTGCAATCAGTATCGCAGTTTCAGTATGCAAGAATGCATCACCCACTACTGCAAATCCTGTTACAGTCAATAGAAGTAACAAATGGTCATTTGTTCTCCAGAAATAAATCATAAACAATATAGTTCCTATCATCAAACTTAGATAACAGTATAACTCTATATGAAAGTTATTACTTGTAGTCAAAGTAAGACCAATAAAAACAAATATCGATGCAACTATTTTCAGACCTGTCAATAGTGCATTTGTGATTTTAGTTTTTTGTCTCTTAGTCATAAGACCTCCTCATCATAAAATTTTTCTTCAATGTGGTAAATGTTAGAGTAACAACTATGACAACATTGACCTACACCAATGACATAATCATTTCTCTTCTCAACATGAGTATCTACATCCACATTTGTTTCACACTTGCAGACAATACAAGTTTCTTTTTCAATACTCATTTATAAAAAATATGGTCGGTTATTTGAACCGTCTCATTTAAAGTTTCTGCCCAATATGGTTCCACCATAATTGAATGATAGTGTGTTGCACCCTCTGTAATATCAGGATACTTACCCATAATAACATCTTGTGCAATCTGATACGACTCAAAGAATGTATCAGTATCTAAAGGTTCATCTGATTTGCCATCACAGAACCAACTAAACTGACATTGATTTCTAACTGGAACTAAATTACCTTTCCAGTTTTCCCTCAACTTTGCCTGATAAACAACACCACAAACATTACTTGGATATGATGAATGTTCCATACGATTAAATACAACTTGTGCAACAGCAACTTTACCTGCAAGTGGTTGATTACCTGCCTCAAAGTAAATGTTCTTTGCTAGACAAATTGCATCACCATTCTCATCGAACGCATGTGCCTTTGATGGCAGTAACATGATGAACATCAAAAAGGCACCGAAACCCATGCCATATAAAAATGCTTTGTATTCTCTACTCATCTTTTTTCTCCCATGGTAAGTAAATTCTCTTACCTGTTTTTTCTTCTGAAACGATTACTGAGGAATAAAGTGCGAATAGTCCCATAAAGAGAGTAACCACTATTCCAAATAAAATATCCATTAGAAACCACTCGTTGTATGTGCATACTCATCAGCACAATCTTTCTCACCACAAACACAAAAACCTGGTGCAGGTTCATCTGCTGGGTCAGGTGCAAACTCACTTGGATGTTTGGCACCATATGTTTCTAAATTGTAAACTTCTTCTGGTGTAAGTTTTCCACCACTTGTCTCAGACAAGATTTTAAACCTATTAAGCGACATATCTTTCTCCGTTATAATTTTCTCCGTTCTGATTATAGTTGTCAAGTATCATGTCAACTACATCAGTTGCCCATATTGATTTACCACCAACATGCCAATCATACTCTTCTAAAGGAACTCTTCCGTCCTTCCAGTTGTAAATAGTAACTGTTTCGTATTCCCAATCATCGTAATCGATTTCATCGACATTGTTTGCATCGTAATACTTTGCATCGATAACCCATTCGACTTGAACTTTGTCATATGGGTCTGCAGAAGTAAAAGTTGGTGGACCTAAAACTTGTAACAACCTATCATAAGTTGTTCGTTTGTATCCTTGTAACGATGTTCCACCTGAACACATATCAGGACTTAACACTTCATAATCTTTTATTATCATACAAACCTCCCATTTCTTGGTGTGCCTGCAATGGCACCTGAACAATAACCAGGACCATACATGAATCTATCACCCATTTCAAGAACTGGATAACCGTCTATGAGATTACCTCTTGCTTTGTTTAAGGCAGGAGTTCCCCACCCAGCAGCGAGAAGAACATCTCCTTCTTTGAATTTTGGATTTGATTTGTTGATGAAACCCCATACTGAAGCACCACCACCATTTGAATCATCGTATGATATCACTTTGATATACTTACTACCTGATTTATAACCATAATAAGCACCACGCTCTTTGCAATGGTCCCAACGATTGTGATTTAGTGTAGTCAAATCTTCACAAAGACTTTCTACATACTCAATTAATGTTTTCATATTATCTCCTTTTCTCATCATGGATATGGTAACAAAAAATGCTACGCATTGTCAACGCTTTTCAAAAAAGAATTTGGCGGGTGGGGTCGCACACATCAATCGTATTAATGCTTGTGGATTTTGTGATATTTGACCCCATTATCCCTACCCGAGCTCAGAGCCCCTATTTAACTTTTCCTCTACAAGTTCTTTAACAGTCTTTTCTTTATACCAAAGACCACTAAAGATTTCTGTATGGTCTGGCCACTCAACAATATATCGTTTGTAACCAAAGATTCGTTCTGAGAAGATTCTAACTTCTCCATATCCTGCAACTAAAACTCTCATGCAAGTAACCCTTTATTTAATTCTAAAAACTCTAAGAGAACATTCTTCTCATCTGGTTTTAAATCTGATACTTCTTGTAAACCCCAAACAGTTCCTATAGAAGTAAGTTTGTTTCCTGTAACTACACAAGTATTCCACTTTGCATCGTCCTTGGCAAAGACCTTATTCTCTTCTGCTTGTGTAATCATTTCACGACCTAGTTTCACTAGTTTTGCTTCATCATATTTCATGTTTTTCCTTATATTTGAATTACAAAGATAAGTATACAAAAAATTGTATAGCAATGTCAAATGGTTTTTTAAATATTTTTCTGGAGTTCATCCAGTTCGGCAATCTTCTTATTGATGATATCAACTCGATTAGGCCAATAGATGTAATCTTTATCAGAATCCTTTGCAAGATTTTCAAGGAGTGGTCTGATAAAGTCGTCAAGGTTTTTGATAACCTGTGTTGCTGTTGTTGTTTTTTCTACTATCTTGGTATCTACAGACGCAAGTTCGTCTGCGTCCATCGCAGTAAATCCGAAATCGTTATATTCTACACTCATACTATTATTTAGTAAATCTTTCCATATCCCTTAGCATTTCTTTCTCACTTTGGATATCTGAATAATTTGCATGTGCCTGTAGAGTAACATCGACTATCTCATAATCTGGATAAGATGTAATAAGTTTGTGTATAAGTCCTGCAACATCTTGGTGTTTGACACTTGGTAAATCATCATGGTTTAAAAGACCAAGATTGATTGTGGTCATCTTATATCTTTTCCTTGAATTGTAAGTTAGATTGTTTGCAAGATGATTTAGTTGTGCTTTCTCTGATGCATACTCATAACCTTTTGATATGTTTGGTTGACTTGCACGACTAGAGATATTAATAACATATTTTGTTTTCTCTCCTTCCCATGCACGATGAGTAATACCTAAAATCTTTGCTTGGTCTTGGTGTGCAAGATTGATAAGAACATCACAAGGTCTATGACCTCTGTATATCCAACAATTCTCTTTGTTTGCAGTTATGTCTTCACAACGAATTGGTGATACTTCAATTGTTTGACCTCTAAAAGGTGTTGCCTCTAATGTATCTTTAATTGTCTTTGCAAGACCACTAGTTCCTGTTATTGCCACTCTCATAATATTTCCTCACTATATCAAATGATGGTTTTCCAAAAAGACTTCCATCGACACTACACTTGTTACAAGGGGATTGACTTCTATCTCCTTTCATTAATTTCTTTCTAATCTTTGTCATAGGTTTAGAGAACCATACATCATGTAAACTCTGTTGCAGTAGATTGCCTACAACATGTTCTCTTCCCCAATCGTTGGAACAGAATAGAACATCACCATTCCAATCAACAAACATTTTATAAAAAGGATAATGACACGGTTTACCTTGTAACGATTTAATATCCGTTTCTTCAATTCCAACCCAATCAATTACACCACTCCTATTATTTAGAATCAATCCATGTTTTTCAAAATCACCCCAATGCATACGATATCTGTATTGGTCTTCTCGTATTCTTGCCTCTTTCATTAATGCATCAAAGTGTTCTATCTGTTCTACACCGTCATATAGATTAATGTAAAGTAAATCTAAACCTGACTTGAATAAACTCTTTGCATATTCTACATCTAACTTATCACCATTTGTATTACATTCAAGTGTTGCTTGTGGTAATGCAAAATTAAATTCTTTTACTATCTCTGGAAAATGTGGATTTAATAAGTTCTCCCCAAATCCACTAAAAGATATCTTACCTGAATATTGATTCTCTCCTAGTTCTTCTGCAATTGTAGAAGCACCCTTGATTGTCATATGTAGATTACGATTAGGAAAAACTTTAGGGTCATGTCTTGGACAAAAGACACAAGTTCGATTACAAAGTTCTGTTGTGTTTACTTCTACAGTAAGAATAGAATCTAATGGACTATTTCCACTATTTTTCTTCCAATGTTTTTCTTCCTGTTCTCTTCTATGTTCTAAGAAATCATATTGGTCGACTGCAGTTATTGGTATGTTACGAGACATGGACTTCAAGATACCTTTCTGTTCCAGGTTCTTCCTCTTTTACATATTGAAATTCTACAGTATCACCGTCTTCTAAGTTGCACCAATCTTGTGGTAATAAAATAAATTGTGGGTCATCAAACTGATTTATAAGACAAGACCTAGGGTCACCGTTCTCTTTATAATTGTATAATTGAACTTCTCGTGCTTCTAGTGTTTCACCGATACGAGAACAGGGATATGAGATTGCACTAATGTAGAAGTTCTCTTTCTTTTTACTATCTAACTTTTTAAATAGATATGCTGACTCTCTGAATTGTAGACCAAGAAAAATTGTAAGGTCTTGTGGGAGATTAAATCTAAGTAGAGACTCTTCAAATGGTCTCTCTGAATAGACTCTACTTATTTTATCTTTGTTGAATTGTGAAACAGTATACTTTCGTTTAGAAGTATCCACCGTCTCTGACATCATCATCACCATCTTTCTTCTCCTCGTCTTCACGAGTTTTATCAGTTTCAGTTGCATCGATGAAATCACCATCTTCTTGCAGTTGTGCGATGAATGCCTCGACTTGTTCTTCGAACTGGTCAATCATTTCTTCTTTGGTACCAGACAATTCAAAACCTAGTTTGTCTCCCTCTTCGACAACTTCTGCCTTAGAAAGATTTTCTAATTCTGACCTAGAAGGAATTGTTATCTCTTCATAATCAGACTCTTCTTCTGCCTCGTCAATTTTTGCCTGAGCAGCGGCAAGGAGTTCTTCTTCTGAATCATAAGTTGGAATAACTTTCTTCTCTTCTTCTACAGGTGCAACAATGTTTTCAGGTTCACTTACTTGTGCTGTAATGTTTGGTGCATTACCACCTGAGATTATTGGTTTAGTGAAGTTGGGTTGTGTTTCTTCATCGTCTTTTGTTACATCGAAAGTTGTTTCTGATTGTGGTATAACTGTATCTTCTGTAGCAGCGACACCATTATAGAACATTTCATCATCTACAAAATCTGCATCTTCATCTTCTTCTTCAAAAGAATCATCTTCGAAACCTACTTGTAAATCTTCAGGTTCTAATTCATCTTCTTGTGCGAAGAGTTCATCTGCATCTGCAACCTCATTAACTTTTTCTACTTCGTCATAGAATGATTCTGTAGTTGTGCCTGATGGTTTGAATTCAGTTGACTCTTGTTCAAAGTCTTTAAATGCTTTCTTAGTTTCTTCAATCTTCTCTTCTAAGTCTTCATCTTCTGTAACTCTTCCCGCACGAACCATTTCCCATGCTTTTGATTTCTTAGCTGGTGAAGCAAGTTGTTCTGCTGATGCTCTTGATTCATCTAATAAGTCCTGAATAGGTTTAGATGTTACATTGTTTTCGACTGAGGCAAGTGCTTCAAGTTTTGCTTTAAGAATTTTGTTTTCTTCTTCTGCAATTCTAAGTTCTAGTTGTGCCTCTTTCTTTAACTTTCTCTCTGCAGTTATCTCTTCATCTTTGTCTGAGAGATTCTTTGCAATAAGGTCTTTTTGCCTTTGTGCTTCTTCGAGTTCTAGTTCTTGTAATCTTTTAGTTGCAACTTGAACTTGTGTATTGTAATCAATAATACCTGCATTGATTTGTTCTCTAATTGAAACTAGTGCATCGAGTTCATCAAGTTTAAAATTACCTGCTGATAATCCCTTTTGCATGATTTGACTGACTGCTTCTGCAGACTGAGGTTTTAAACCTACAGTAAAGTCGTTGAGTCTTTGGGTGATTCGTTCTAACTCTGAGAGTTCTGGAACTTCACTTGCGAATGTTGAATTGTTTTCTGCCATAATATATCTCTAATCCATGGAGTCGGACGCGACTAGAAAGTTACACATAGAAGTTAAACTATAACTTCCTTTTATTTTATGTATAGTCTCTGCCGACACTAATATTTATTTAAACTTGAACTTCGGGAAACGCTTCGTTAACAATTTCCTTAGTAATGTTAGGGAAAGGATTCTTCTTGTCCTTAACCAAGTCTATCATTTCTGCCTCTTGTGGGTGCATACCCTCAAGCATTTCAATCCACATTGTCTCTCTTCTTGCAGTTGGGACTTGTTCTGTTACGAAGTATTTAAACTTCTTAAACTCAAATCTCAATGCAGTTTCAGATAATGTAGAATCTGGTGCATCGTTCTTTTTGTAAGGTGTTGTTCCCTCTGGCAATGTTGAGTTGATATTACTATCAAATATCCATTGCAACACAGGTTTTACTGCACCGTTTCTTTCGTTGAATACACGAAGACCATTGACTGCTTTGTCTTTATCTTCACCTGCAACGATGTTTGCCTGACATAGTATTTCATACACATCAGCACTATTTGTTAAGTTGACTCTTTCTTCAATCAACTTCATTTTTGGTTTGTTAGGGGCACCTTTTGGTCTGCCTCTTCCTCTTTTCTTCTCTGCCATAATTTAGGTCCTCACCATATTATAATTTGTAAAATCACCAATGTTATCCATCAATTCATTTAATCTATGTTTTCTAAGATAGTCAAACACTTTACCATTTGGTGGACTAGACTTCTTAAATTCATTAAGAATACTACTCTCAACATCTTCTGGTATAAACTCTAAGTCTATCAATGTCTGATTTCTTAAATAGTTACGATAGTATTTATCGTCCTTTTCAATAGTAATCCTGAGGTATTTGTCTACTACAGGTTTTCTTAGAGGTGTTTGTCTGATGCCTTCATCTAAACAATTGTCTGCAGATAGTATATTCGGTATACCATCTGACTTATCTCCTCTGAGTATATGTTCTTTGAGAAAGGTATCTGCATCATCAACCTCAACAAACCTATTGAGATTAGGAGACCATTGTGTTACATAGTCATGTTTCTGCAACTGTTGAAAGTCTTTATCACCTGAGACAATTAGGACTGGTTCCTTTGCATGTTTAGTTAGAACTGCAATGATATCATCTGCCTCACATCTATCAACATACATGTAGTGATAAGGAAAGTTCTCTCTGATTTCATCTTTTACTTTCTGTAATGTATCGAAGATGAGTTTCCAATCCATATCTGATGCCTCTCTGGACTTCTTACGATTTGCTTTGTATTGTGGAAAGTATTCTCGTCTCCAAGGATTACTTGCATCGGTGCATAAAACTATTTCACCATAATCTTCTGAGTATCTCTTGTTGTAATTTCTTACAGAGTTTAGTATCATATGACGGAGCATATCTTCATGTATTTCACCGTCATTCATTTTGAGTTGTGCCATCAGACCAGCAATTATGGTCTGAGTAAAATCTATTAGTATCATCTTATCACTTTTATTAATAATGCATTTTTGGTAATTCTATTGTTTCCTTCCTTCTCTTTAGAACGAGGTATTTCGTCCATGAATTTTGATGCAATAATATTACCACCTGATACCAGTCTATCAAGTAATTTCAAATCTGTCAAGGTCTTTTCTATACATTCATCTGCATCTATGATTTTACTTCCTTGCACTCTTAAACCACCATATGATTTGAACATGGTAAGTTTCTTGTTTGATGTGTTGTATGCAAACAACATTGATGCACGGATAATCTCTTCTGGATTTATTGACTTGTATTTCTTCCACTCTGCAAGATATGGAAGTTTCTTAACTTGTTGTGCAGGTGTTTTGATTCTAGGTTTTCTAACAGGTTTATATTCTTCACAATACTTGTCGATATCTTTTTCAATCTCTTCAAGTTTCTTTATGACCTTTTTCTTTTGTGCTTTGGTTAGAAAGTTATATGCTTCGTCTAGTTGTTCACAACCCTCTTCATTCTTTAATTCGAATTGCATTTCGTGGGTAAAACCAGACATGTATTTGACAACTTTACTAGAGAATCCTAGTTGTCGAAGATACTTATACATGGAGAATGGATTTTGTCCTTTATCCATGAGAGAATCGATTTGATATTCGACCTCATCCAAGGCATCGATTGCCTTGTTTCTCATTCTCTCCTGTATACTAACCGTCTTTGTGTTCATCGTTCTTATTTGTCAACATAAATTTACGAGCAGGATTTATCATTAAGTTTGCTCGTTTCATAAAGTCTCTGTTAGCAAGAAATGGTATTTGATTTCTCTTGTCTAATGAGACTTCAACTTCATAAAGTGTATTTAGAAAATTTATTTCTAATAGAACGACTGGCCTTCTTTCGGCGGGTTTTAATAGTTCTACATATCGATGTAGAGGTTTCTTATATTTTACTCCTTCTGTTGTCCATGAGACAACATCATTTTTTACAGTCAAGTCATCTGCGTGCAAGGCACAAGTCGTTGTATTATTACCAGTATCCATCTTAACAGTTAGTTCCTGTTTCTCAACTTCTAATGTTTCTAATACACCACACTCTGTTGCACTTCGTTTCCATGATTCTCTATCTAAGAGATTTTCTAAAACAATTTTATTAACATCACCTTTTATTACTTTGTTGATACCCTCGGTACCAGGTGAATGGTTAACTTCGATAATGAAAGGTGCATCTTTATCTCTGTTCTTAGCAGGCATAAAGTCTACACCCACCCATTGTCCGTTCACCGCTTTAGCAGCCTGTAGAACTGCCTCTTGTTCAGTCTCAGTAAGTTTAATCTCTTCTGGTTCTGAACCTTGTGATACATTACTTCTAAAGTCATCAAGTATCTTAGGTCGTTTCATTGCACCTATGATTTCTTTATTGACTACAATACATCTAACATCAAAATCAACTTCGATGTATTCTTGTAATAATATATCTGCATATGGGTCAATCTTATAAACCAACTGAACGGTTGATTGTAATGACCTTTCTGTTTCAATCAATAGAACACCAACACCTTTACTTCCTTGTAGTGTCTTTAACACCATAGGGAACTGAGACTTCAATGCCTCATGTGCTGTGTCTACTGATTCCTTTTCTGCATTTGGTATCAATACAGTTTTAGGTTGATTCATACCAATCTCTTGTAGTCGAAGATAACATCTAAATTTATCTCCACATACTTCGATTGTTTCTCTAAAGTTACAAACAGGAATACCATATCTCTCTAACTGAGATATTAAATCCAGATATGAATCTTTCTTACCAACGGCACCACGAATGAGAACAACTGTATCTTCATCGATTTCGAATCCAAAAGAATCGTCTTCTTTGTGAATTGTTAATTGACCAGTCTTATCATCACGCATGATAAATGCACCATTGATTCTACAATCATACACATCATGTCCTAGTTTCGTTGCAAGTTTAACTATCTTTGCACTTGTCGCTTTAGGGTTTGACTTCTTCGGTTTTTCGGCAAGAACAACCAGACGATAAGGATTCTTATTGTCTTCTTTCTCTTCTAATATTAGTTCGTTAAAACCTTTAATCATTTCCTTTATGTACCTTTACAAAGTATTCTGCGTCAATAACTGCAAGTGGTTTCTTGCCGTTCTTTTTAATCACTACAAGAGGTTCGTAACCTTTACAATTTGATTCTGCTTGTTCGTATGCAGACCAAACATTAACTTTCTCTTGATTCTTACATTCTACACTATAAGGAAAGATTTGTCTAGTCTGTTTTCCCATGATGATATCTTCACCACTCGAACCCATTGGTCGACTTTCTAAATCTTCTTCGTCTGCACCTAGATGTTCAACTAACATCTTTGCAACCCATTGTTGTAGTCTTCTGCCTTTTGCTTTAGCTGATGATGTCTTCAAATTGCACACTCACTCCACATCCACAAGAAGATACTTCTTTTGGATTTATAAATTTAAAATATTCATTAAGACCCTCATACACATAATCTAATTTCATACCGTCTAAGTAAGGTAGACTCAAAGGGTCTATTACAAACGAAAACTTACCATAGTCGATAACTCTATCCTCTTTTGTAGGTAAGATTGCATCTTTAAAAACATATTCGTAACCAGCACACCCACCACCTGTAACACCGAGTCTTATGAACTCAACACCTTGGTCTCTCTTCTTTATCAGAAGTTGGTTAATAGCACTATCAGTTATTTCTATGTTCACACCTACTATTTATTACGATTCGTCTTCGAGTTCGAATAATTCTTTTTTCTTAGGTTTAATCATACTATAAGGTATGTGAATATCTTGGTCTTCAGGCACATAAAGGTAATTTATCTGACTGTTTTGACAAGTGGTTATTGCATCTTCAATTGTTTCAACTAATGCTTCACCACCTAGATTGAATGATGTATTGAACACCATAGGAACTCCTGTGATATTATAGAATGCCTCTATAAGGTCATAGTAGTTTTTGTTTTGTTCTCTTGTTACTGTTTGTATACGACAAGTGCCGTCTGCATGAACTAAACTAGGAACTTCTTTGTATGCCTTTTCTCTTGCTTGTATCGCAAAGGACATCCACGGAGATTCTTTGAGTTGTTTCATATCAAAGTAATCGTTTGCATGTTCTAACATAACTGACATTGCAAAAGGTCGATACTCTTCACGCATCTTTACTTTGTTAACAATTTGTTTTGCTTGTGGGTGTCGTGGGTCAAATAATATACTACGATTACCCAATGCACGAGGACCCCATTCTGACTCCCCTTGGAAGATTGCAACGATTTGTTCTTTGTCGACAAGTAAGTCGATAACTGTTTCTAAATCTCTTACGACTTCTGTTTTAATCATTGGTTGTCTCCTGTGTAACTGTTCCGTTTTTTAACATTCTTTCAAACCAGATAGCGGCACCTGCACCTGTTCCACCGTCATGGGGAATCGGGTCAACAAAGAACTGATGGTCTGGAAATGCATCCAGATATTTGTAATTGTTGGTGCAGTTAAGGGAATATCCACCACTCAATACAATATTCTTAACATCAGGATTTAAATCCACCGCCTTCTGAATAGTTGCAATACTATCTCTTAACGATTCTTCTTCTAACTGTTGTGCAACTGAGAAGTTACCAAAGATACCTGTTGTTTCAACTGGTCGTGCATAAGACGCCATACCCATAACTTTACCAGCTGCCCCGCCCCATTCATCACAACCTAGTGCAACACTCATCTGACTAAAGTTCATACCACTTGATGGTTTACTTGTAAAGACACATTGCACACCGTCTATCTCTGTTGTGATATCATCGAGACATGTGAATGCATCATAACCCATATTAGGGAACTGCCAACCAATATCGGTCACCATACGATGATTCGATAGTTTCTGCCATTGGAGTTCAGGTTCTAAACCAGGTTTGCATAAGTAAATTGATTCGACTTCTTGATACGCTGGGTGACTTTCGTGGTACCTCATTGCACCTCCACCATCCCATACGATACTGATTGCCTCTTCGTTGTCTTTATTATAAGGAGACAAAGAGTAAGAACACTCTGCATGATAGAAATGATGTTCAGGTTCGATATGATACCCTTGCATATTCCAATGAAAGTCTGCAAGTAAATCTGCGATACGCATATCACCCTCACCACTCTCATCTTTATCTAAGTCGATATGTTTACCATACTCTTGCATCAACTCATCAATTCTTTCTTGTGTTAACTGTTGTGAACGACAATCTGAGGCAAACTTTTCTGCGAGAAGTCTATCTTCAATTAATGGTGTATGAATATTCCAATGTAGATTTCTTCTATCAAAGGTTGCAAAAATTAAATGGTCAGGTTCTTCGATATTGTTTTGTTCGATGCATTGCAGACCTTTATCGTGGTCAAAATCTAATTTATCGGGGTCCCAATATTTGTGTCTACGAAATCTTGCCTCATCGTGGCAATACTTTAATTCTCCGTTTTCTACTTCTGCAACGGAAGTATCGTGTGATATGTTAATACCAATGACTCTCATAATATATTCCTGTTATGACTTACTCTTGTCCGTATAAGTCTGTAATTTGTTTTTCTGTAATCAGATTATCATCTAAAAACAATTCAATTGTTCGTTTGCTACCGTTTCTTTCACCTGCAAGAAAACCCCACAAGTAAGAACCACCAGCACATA